GTTAGAGGAAATAAATGAAGATGGTGATTTTCAACACGAATGTATAATGAATGACTTACACTAAATTATGAAAGCAAAAACAAAAGAGAAAGTTAAATATTGGTTAGACTTTGACTCAAGTCTTAAAGATGATGATAATAGACTTTGTGCAAATATATGGGCTGAAGAAATGGTGGCTTTAGGTTTTGGCGGAATTGAAACTGAAGCAGTTGTATTCCTTAAATTATATGCGACAAGTAAACTAACATCAGCTCCAAGTATAAAAAGAGCAAGAGCAAAGCTTCAGGAAGAAGATGCTTCTTTTAGAGGTGGAAAGTATATGTTGAGGCAAAACAAATTACAAAAGAAATGGCGTAAAGACTTGGGATATGAAAACAATTAGTAAACTAAAGAAGGAACTTGATAAATGGTTTAGCCTTTTTATCAGAATAAAGGAATCTAATGAATATGGTTATGTACAGTGCATAACTTGTTCGGTGGTAAGATTTTATAAAGATGGTATGCAAAATGGTCATTTCCAATCTAGGCGTTTTATGGCTACTCGTTTCAATGAAGAAAATTGTTCTACACAGTGTATAAAATGCAATATGTATTCTCAGGGCGAGCAGTATAAATTCGGATTAGCTATAGATGCAAAATATGGAGAAGGTACAGCAGAAGAACTAGAATTTTTAGCTAGGACTATACATAAAGTATCAAGAGTAGAATATGAAGAACAAATAAGTTATTACAAAAACCTTGTTGAAAACTTAAAAGAAGAAAAAGGGATAGAGTAACAAATTGATTATCTTTGGCGTATGATAGAACCCATCTACGCAAATAATGAACACCGAGTAATCATTGAAACTTATATTACAATGTGCAAAGAGTTTGCAAAAGAAGTTAGTACAAAAAGTAGATACAATAATTATTTAGAAGTTGTAGATATTATCTTGGAGTATTCAAATCATTATGGAGAAGGACAGAGAGAGAATAACTTTTGGGATTGGTTGTTGATAATACCTATAAATTTATCAGTAGCTACTAATGGATTCTTTGCAGGAGTAGAAACAAGAAGTAATGCAGCAGTAGTAAGGGCTTACAGAGTAGTTCTTGATGAACTAACACAGGACACAGTAGATAAGATTGACAAGATAGAACCAATTAAAGAATGATAAATCAAATACACAATGAAGATTGTTTTTCTACAATGGATAGAATGGAATTGAATAGTATTGATTGCATACTAACTAGTCCTCCTTACAATACAGGAGGAAGGGTGGAATATAGTTCAAATAAAAAAATAAAAGGGAAAAGGGTTTATAGTAAAGAAAAAAGATATGATGAGTATTTAGATACAAAAACAACTGATGAATATATAAAATGGTCTATTAATCTTTTTAATAAATACGAAACTGTATTATCTAAAAATGGTTGTGTACTTTACAATATAAGTTACGGAAATGAAAATCCAAGTGTACTATGGCTGCTACTTGCTGAGATAATAAAAGAAACTCAATTTATGATTGCTGACTGTATAGTTTGGAAAAAGAAAACAGCACTTCCAAATACTACAAGTAAAAATAAACTCACTAGAATTTGTGAATTTGTTTTTGTTATTGTAAGAAAAGATGACTTTATGAGTTTCAATAGTAATAAAAAAGTCATAACAATTTCAGATAAAGAGCAAAAATTTTATGAAGTATTTTACAATATAATAAATGCTAGTAATAATGACGGAAGTAATAATCTTAACAAGGCAACTTTCAGTACCGACTTAGTTAGAAACTTATTAAATATCTATGTGCCTAAAGATAGTCTAGTTTATGATAGTTTTATGGGAACAGGAACAACTGCATTAGGCTGTATTGAGCAGAATATTAATTTTATAGGTAGTGAATTATCAAAAAAACAATGTGAATTTGCGAATAATAAAATTAAAGACAGACTTTCACAATCAAAACTATTTTAATGAATGATATATATTTAGAAATATCAAAGCTATCAGATAAGTTTCGGACTATGGCTTACGGACTAATATCAGACGAAAATGAAGTCAATGAGGCTGTTCAAGAACTTCTCCTCTACCTACTACAGATGAATCCAACTACTTTAAAAACAATTTATGAAAAGGACGGAATAGATGGAGTAACAAGATATGGAGCGGTAGCACTAAGACGTGCCTTAACAAGTCCTAGAAGTAACTACTATTATAAGTACAAAAAGTATTACACGCATATAGACAGTTTAACAAGTGCAGTTACTTATGATGAAATGGACTCAGGAGAAACAATACCTTCTAAGCACCTTTATAACTTACCTAATGAATTAGTAGACGATTATCAATGGACTAGCCTTGAAAAGATAGACCAAGCCTTAGAGAGTTTTTCTTGGTACGATACTAAAGTATTTCAGTTATACTACCACGAATCAAATACACTTGACTCACTAGCGAAGAAGACAGGAATAAGTAGGAACAGCTTGTTTACAACGATAGACAAAGTAAGAGTACAATTAAAATATAAGCTCAATGAATAAGTTTTTCGTACCTAAAGAAATATATGAAGATAGAATGGCTATCTGTAAAAGTTGTACTCACTATTCAAGCCTTTTAGGAAATTGCGGAATTTGTTTGTGTTTTATGAAAGTGAAGTCCAAAATCAGCAGTCAATCTTGTCCTAAAGGTAAATGGCAAAAGACAACAGAGGTAGAAGTAAGAACAGATATACCTGAAGAAATAATAGCAGAGATTGTATTACTTTGGGAAGACTTAAAAACAGGGAGAGCAAAGGATCAGACGGCAAAGAAGAAAATGATTGAGATATACAACACGTTATACAATACGAACTATTCAACAGGAACTAATTGTGGTAGTTGTATTGCAGCTTGTTTTGATGGAATAAAAAAAATATATAAAGAATACTCAGGAAATAATTAATAAATAAAGGGTAAGACCTAAGGGCTTTTAATTTTTCAGACCTGTGTAGTAAAGGGGGGGTGTGGTTACCTCCCCAATACAATAAGACTATGGAGATAATAATATCAGATGCAGGAGATGAACAAGAAGGACTGCATATAACTTTAATATTAAACTAAAATGATAGAATTAAATAAAATATATAAAGAAAATTGCTTAGTAACAATGGGAAGAATTAAAGATGATTCAGTTGACTTAATTGTAACATCTCCTCCTTACAATAAGGGGTATTGGAGTAGTAATAGGAACAAAAACAATGGATTCAAAACAAAGTCAAGATGTATTGAGTATGATAATTTTGAAGATAAAATGAACCCATTAGATTACAATGAGTGGCAAAAGAAAGTTATATCAGAGTGCCTACGCATATTGAAACCAACAGGAAGTTTATTTTATAACCATCAGCCAATCCAAAAACTACACCAAGAAGTAAATCCTTTATTTATTTATGACTTCCCTTTAAAGCAAACTATTATATGGAATAGGAAAAACACTCCAAAACTTGATAAGTCATATTTCTTTCCTACAATAGAGTATATGTTTTGGATTCAAAAGACTAAAACTTCAAGGACTAAATTTAATAGAAAGAATAGTATATTTAATAAGTGTATTTGGGATATATCTCCTGATGTTAAAAATAAATTTCCTGCTCCATTTCCTGAATCATTAGTTGAAAATTGTATATTAAGTTGCACTGATGTTGGGGATATAGTTTATGACCCTTTTACAGGTAGTGGTACAACTCCATTTGTTGCTAAAAAATTATATAGAAATTACATTGGAAGCGAATTAGGAAGTTTAGACATATGTAGTCAAAGATTAAATTTAATAGAAGATAGAAATACTAGAATATATAATGAATCTTTTAAAAAACAATAGAAATGAAAAGAACATACAAGACAATCAAGTGGGTATTAAAAGGACACATTAAAAATAATGTCAAATCTTTATGGACTTGGGAAGACGACAACTTTACTTGCATCTTTGATTCTTATGCAGGAAATCATAGAATTTATACAAGCAATCAACTTTTAAAACTTTTAACTAAATGATGATATTTACAATACTAGGAATTTGCACAGCAATCTTCTTTTTCATAGTTATATTAATGACTATTATAGAAGGTAGAATAAAAAGAAAATCAACAGAAAAGTTACTTTGGAAAATGGATAAAGTAGAAACACGAACAGGAGGACTAGCACACGATAGAATAAATGAAAAATAATAGAATACCTAGCTACTACATAGGAAGACGTTACAAGATAGAAGCTCGTAAGGTAATTGAAGACTTTGATTTATCTTATAATGTTGGGACTGCCTGCAGTTATTTGATGAGAGCAAATCGCAAGCACGACTCTCCGATTGAGTGCATACAGAAAGCAATTAATCATTTGGAATTTGAACTTGATAAGCTAAAGAGATGACACTATACACTTGCGAATGTGGAAACACTAGAGAAATTGCCATAGCTACAATTGTTTATAGAGATGATAAATGGGTAACTAAACAAGCCCAGTGCGAAAAATGTGGTAAGTATATGGATAGCGAACCAACAGAAGGAATACCAACACTTCAAAGGACAGAGCCTAGCCTAAGCAAGAACAGAGATAACTTATGGGCAGGAGCAAAGGAAAAGCTAGTAGGCGAAAGGGGAATCAATGAATCCTTTGATTAATGAAGTTCGTGATAAAGTGTGATAAAGATAAGCAAACTCTGATAAACTATTTAAAGGAATTAGGGAATGACTATTTAGTAGATGTAAAGAAACAAAGAAACACAAGAAGCAATATGCAGAATAACTATTATTGGAGTTGTATTGTCCAACCACTATCAAATGATTTGGGTTACTTCCCTGACGAAATCCACGACCTATTAAAGGTCAAGTTCTCAAGTGAATGGAATAGTATAGAGATAAACGATAGGAATGTAGGAATACAAGTAGTCAAGTCTACAGCTAGAATGGATAGCAAAGCCTTTGAGATATATGCAGACCAAATAAGAATATGGGCAATGACTGAATTAGGCATAAGACTAATGCTACCAAACGAATACGAGTAATTTCTATTATATAATATGGAAACAGAACAAAAGAGGACACAGGAGGGTAAAAAGAAGCTACTAGCAGCACTAGAAACTTCATTAGGTATAGTAACAGAGGCTTGTGAGAAAGCAGAGATAACAAGAAGCAGACATTACGCTTGGATGCAGAGTGATGAAGAATACAAGAAAGACGTAGATGATATAGATAGTAAGTTTATTGACTTTGCTGAAACAAGTCTTAAGAAACAAATAAAGGAAGGTAATACAACAGCCACTACTTTCTTCCTAAGAACCAGAGGACGTAAGCGAGGTTATAATGAGAAGCAAGAAATAGACTTGACTTCAGGAGATGAACGAATTAAAATAAATATTAATCTTGGTGATTAAACCTGACCTATTAGAAATCAATCCTGAATTTACACCTAAACAGAAAGAGTGCTTAAAGTATCTATTTGACGATAAGACTAAAGAGGTTTTATTTGGAGGAGCAGCAGGTGGTGGTAAGTCTTGGGTAGGTTGTAGTTACTTAATTACTATGTGCCTTCAATATCCAAAGACTAGATACTTGATGGGAAGGTCAAAGCTAGACGCATTAAAAAAGACAACACTAAATACATTCTTTGAAGTATGCACCGAGTGGAACTTAAAAGCTATTAAGGACTACACGTTTAACGGATCAAGTAATGTGATAACCTTTTACAATGGTTCAGAGATAATCCTTAAGGACTTGTTCTTATATCCATCAGACAGAAACTTTGATAGTTTAGGTTCATTAGAAATAACAGGAGCTTTCATTGATGAGGCAAATCAAATAACTGAGAAGGCTAAGAACGTAGTAGCATCAAGACTTAGATACAAGCTTGACGAGAATGGCTTAATACCTAAAATGCTTATGACTTGTAATCCTGCTAAGAATTGGGTGTACTCAGAATATTACAGACCTGCACAAGATAATACAATAAAACACTATAGAAAGTTCATTCAATCTTTAGTGATAGATAACAACTATATCTCTAAGCACTATGAAACACAACTATCTCAATTAGATGAATTAAGTAAGCAAAGACTTCTATTTGGAAATTGGGAGTATGACGCAACAGCTGATAGTCTTATTGACTACAATTCTATTATGAGTATGTTCAGTCAAAAAGGAATAGAAGGAGATAAATACATAACTTGTGATGTAGCACGATTTGGAAGCGATAAGACAGTTATAATGCTTTGGCAAGGGTTACACATTAGATATATAAGAACTATCCTTAAATCGGCTGTAAATGAGGTTGTAGACGAAATTAAGAAACTACAACAAGAGAATGGAGTTAATCTAAGGAATATCATAGTAGATGAGGACGGAGTCGGTGGTGGTGTAAAAGATTACTTAAGATGTCAAGGATTTACAAATAATGCTAGACCTATAAAAGGAGAGAACTATCAGAACCTAAAAACTCAATGCTATTACAAATTAGCAGACCAAATAAACAAAGGGCAGATAGGAGTAAGTTGTTCAGATGTAAATGTTAAGAATTACATAACTGAGGAGCTAGAACAAGTCAGAACTAAGGACGCAGATAAAGATAACAAACTACAGATAATTCCTAAAGATACTGTTAAAGCTATTCTAGGACGTTCTCCTGATTATGCTGATGCTTTAGCAATGAGAATGTTTTATGAGATAGATAGTAACTTTGGAAGGTATTTTGTTCAGTAAAAAAATCGTTAAACTAAAAACAACTAATTTCTATTATATAGTGTATGAAAGTTAAAATTAAAAAAGGAGTAAAATCAAAAGAGTTTAATCTAATTAATAGTTGGTCAGATGTTACTCTTGAAACTTGGCTTAAACTTATTGACTTTGAAACAGGTACAAAGACAGAAGAAGCTACAGAAACAATAGCAGCACTATCAGACATTCCTAGACAGTTAGTAAAGGAGTTAGCATTGTCAGATGTAGCGGTTATAATGAGTAAGATAGGAGAACTTCAAGCAAAGCAAGATACTGATCTTAAAAGACTGATAGAGATTAATGATGTTGAATATGGATTTATGCCTGATTTGGATTCCATAAGTCTTGGACAATATGCCGATATTGAAACTTTTATAAAGAACGGAATAGATAAAAACCTACCTGAGTTGATGGCAGTACTCTATAGTCCAGTCAAAAAGAAAAATGATAATGGAGTATATGTAATTGACGCATATGATGGTGATATTCGGCTCAGGGCTGAAGAAATGAAACAGATGTCAGCGGAACAAGTGCAATCAGCTTTAATGTTTTTTTTTGCTTTAGGGAAGGTATTGTCAGAGATTTTGCCATTATATTTGATGGAGCGGCTGAAGGAAACGAAGACGCAGTAGCTAGTGAAGACTTTGCAAGTAAATGGGGATGGTTCGGTGTAATGCACAGATTGTGCGGAGAAAATATTAGTAATTTAGAAACAATTACAAAGCTAAGTCTATTAGAGTGTTTGACTTGGCTTAGTTATGAAACAGATTTAAACTCACAAAATAAAGTAAAAAGAAATGGTTAATAATAAAAGCTACAATAATGT